TATTCTATTGTCTATAAGTCCTCAAGTTTTGTGCCTACAGTGACGAGTTCTATTGCTATAGCCACCCGGACATACTTTTCGAGGCGTTTTCCGCGCTTCGACCAGTCAGTCTCACCGAAGGTGAAATGCTCGTAAAAGTGCTTAAAATAAAGGATTTCTACGAGTTCAACTTTTGTAGCAACACTATAGTCTCGACGTGGACTGAGACGCCCGACAAGCTAACACACTTCCGTTTGAGACTTTCAAAACGCTAAAACACTTTCTTGCCCGTTTGCTAATTGCGATTTAAGAACATGTCCACTTTCTGTCCGTTCGCTAATTTGCATTTAGGAACATGTCCACGGTTTTTGCGTTTGTCAAACTGCATCCAGGAACATGTCGACATACTGGAGTCTTCATATTTCAGATTCCTGATGCACACGATCTATAAACTCATTTTGAATGATTATACCATGCAGATAAAAAAAAAAGACGCTCCCGAAGGAGCGCCTCACGTGATGAGTTTATATTGTAATGTCGATCTCAATGCCGGACCGAAAACCGAAGGTAAGATGGTCGTCGTGTACCGTCACCCGTTCGAGCAGCTTCCGGACAAGTCCCTCGTCATACTCCTCGACCTCTGTCTGCTGGGTGTCGAGGAAAGCCTCGATCTCGTCTATGTGACGCCGGATATCCGCGTTGTTGGCGTCTTCCAAAAGAAGGTCCTGCTTCTCTCCCCGGATCGTATCGATCTGCTCAAGAATCTCTGTGTAGTCCTGGTTGGCGTTTGCCCGCCTCAGCAGTTCCTTTTCCAGGTCCTCCAGCCTGGTATCGATATCGGCCACCTTGGCGCCGTTGCCGGAACCAAGCGCCTTCTCGATGGCGACCTTAAGCCCCGGCAGGAGGTCATCCTTCTGGGCGATGATCTCATTGACGGCCTGGACAAAAGCCGTGTGAAGATCTGACTCGTAAACGGTCCTCGAAGGACAGTCATCCTTGTTCTTCTTCCTTCGTGCGCACCGCCAGACCGGCAGCCGCTCGTCCCGGATAAACCATTGGACCCGCTGGAAAATGTCGCCGCAGTGCGCGCAGCAGATGATGCTCGAAAATGCGTGCTTTCCGCTGTACACGTGTCGGTTTCCGGATCTTTCCCTGACGCCCGCTCTGCGCACTATTTCCTCCTGCACCTTCATGTAGACTTCCCGCGGGATGATGGCCTCGTGGTTGTTCTCCACATAATACTGCGGAGCGATGCCGTTGTTGACCACCCGCTTTTTGGTCAGGAAGTCAGTGGTGACCGTCTTCTGCAGGAGCGCGTCACCAATGTACTTCTCGTTCATCAGGATCTTCTTGATGGTACTGCAATGCCAGTATTCGCCGCCTGCCGCGGTCCTGATGCCGTCAGCCGCCAGCCCATGCCGGACTGTGGGTGACCAACGATAACCAGAGCTACAAGATCCTGCTCGCAGCTGACGGCATGAAGGTCTATGACGCGCAAGGGAATCTGGTGGCAACCTTCGGTGAATCGATCCAGTTTTCATCCACCCGGCCACAATATATCGGCGGCGAGGATGCCTACATCATTTTCTATGACAGCAACAATGATGGAATCCCGGATGCGATCAATATCGGCGGCAGCAAGGTCACCCTCGGACAGAACAAGAAGCTGTCAGATCTTCTGACAACATTGGATATCCATACAAGACAGACAGATTCCGGTGCCGAGATCACAGTTGGAGATCAGACCGTTTCGCTGAAAGATGGAATTGATGCAGCCGTGCTCCGGATCGACTCTTCCCGGGGTACGGTCTTTAAGAATAACTCTGTAAACACGGTGCTGTCGGTAGCTGTATATATCGGTGGCCAGCGGATCACAAACATTACTGATCTAAGGAATACATTTGGAGCTTCTGCTCACCTTCAGTGGTACTGGCAGAGGCTCGGCGATGACAGCTTTTTCATTATCGTTGACAGTGATCATAAGCTGTCAAATGACGGCTTCACCCTGACGCTGACGCCGGAGGAAGTCGATACCAAAGTAACATTCATGTGTGAATTAATCACGGATTAGGAGGAAGCATAATGGCAATCAAATCTTCAGATCAAATCACAGTCGTCGACCTTACCGATGGCTATTCCGTCAACCTGACAAATGACTCATTCACTTTTGCCGGAGACAAGGACGGAAAAATTGCAACCCAGCAGAGCACCACCACAGTCATTCAAGCGCTGCGCGGTGATGAGGAGCCGACCATCTCCGTCGATAACTCCCAGATCACCAAGCCTTCCGGTGTAACGACCAGCTGGAATGCAAACACAAAGACGCTCACGATTACAGTATCCACAAGCGTAGCATCTGGCGGCGTCGTGACGATTCCGGTTGTACTTGATGGCTCTGTTACGATCAACAAGGTCTTCTCCTTCGCTATCGCAAAAACAGGAGCAACTGGCGAGACTGGAGCTACAGGACGTGGAATTTCATCTACAACAATTGAATATCAGGTTGGATCTTCCGGCACCACTGTCCCGACAGGCACATGGAGCAGCTCCCCTGTTGCCACAACTGCACAAGGACAGTTCCTTTGGACGAGGACAACGATCCACTACACGTCCGGCTCTGATTCTGTCAGCTACTCGGTCGCAGCCCACGGCTCCACCGGTGGACAAGGTGCAACCGGTCGCGGAATCTCCTCCACCGTAGTGGAATATCAGGTAGGCACCTCCGGAACCTCTGCGCCGACCGGCACTTGGAGCACGTCGCCTGTGGCAACAACTGCACAGGGACAGTATCTCTGGACGAGAACAACGATCCACTATACTTCCGGCTCCGACTCGATCAGCTACTCTGTTGCAGCACATGGCAAACAGGGAACTCAAGGTAATCCGGGCGTTGATGCAATCCTGATCTCCATCACGGCCAGCAACGGTAATATCTTCAAGAACAACTCCGGCAGCACCATCCTGACGGCGCACGTGTATAAGGCCGGAGCCGAGGTAACCGGAAGTGCGCTTACTGCTCTTGGCACGATCAAGTGGTACAAGGACGGCGGCAGCACTGCTGTTGGAACCGGAACGACGCTGACAGTCAACGCGTCGGATGTAGCGAGCAAGGCGGTGTATGAAGCAAGACTGGAGGGATAAGTATGGCGATCAAAGCAAGAGAAACGATCACGATTATAAAGGAACGTGACGTCAACGCCACATGGCGTTTCTACCGCATCGCTTCATCCTCCTCCACTCCCTCGCAACCAACTGAGGCTCAGGGAAAAGCCTATGTGAACAGCCAGACCGTTCCTTCCGGCTGGAGCATCTCAGAGCCTGCCTATGACGGGACTTCAACAAACAGCCTGTATACCTGCGACCTCACCTCTTTCACTGATGGCGAGGTCAGCTGGTCTACGGTTTCCAAGTCCTCTTCTTATGAGGCGGCGAAACTGGCTTACAACGAGGCACAGAACGCCAAGAAGACAGCGACAAATTACCTATCTGCTGACGCTTCGGGAATTATGGTAGCGGATCAAAGAAACGGTATGGAAACTCCAAGTACAGCAACAACAAGGAATGTTTTTATTGATTCTGACTCAGTAGATATACGGAATGGAAGAACTACACTCGCAACATTCGGAACAGAGGTATCTATCAGATCAGAAACAGGTACAGAACTGGCGCATTTTGGATATGCAGAAACAAATAGAGAATCATCAACAGCTAATGCTCCTTATTACACACTCGGCTATAGGAATAACGCCTACCTTGATTATGTGTCAACAAGAACATATGACATTGGTGATAAAGTTAAATATGAAGGCGAATTTTATGTCTGCATTGAAGAAATAAATGAGCCGGAAAACTGGACAAGCGCTCACTGGCTAAAAATTTTAACACCGAAGATAGGATCATATTCTATGGCAGAAGGATATGACACTATGGCAATAAGAATGGGTGACCATGCGGAAGGACGGGATACTTTTGCCCAAGGGAGCTATGCGCACGCAGAAGGTTACGGCACAGTGGCAGCCACTGAATCAACAAATAGTATGTTGGCAGCACACGCGGAAGGAATACAGACTGTTGCAAATGCAACCTGCGCTCATGCAGAAGGCGATTACACTCGTGCATCTGGCTATGCATCACATGCCGGAGGATATCATACTGTTGCCGATAAAAGCTATCAAACTGCAGTTGGAAAGTACAATACTAAGGGAAACACAGGAAGCCTCTTTGTTGTGGGTAATGGTAGTTCTGCGCAACGCTCTAACGCTTTCGCGGTCTATGATGATGGGCATATCATAGCTCCATTTTTCGCAGGATTCATCCAAATGTTTGCCGGTGCAACAGCGCCAACTGGATGGCTACTATGTAACGGTGCAGCGATATCTCGAACAACTTATGCCAGACTGTTTGCTGTAATCGGAACTACATACGGAGCTGGTGACGGGAGTACGACATTTAACCTTCCAGACTTCAGAGACCGTTTTCCGGTAGGAGCAGGAAGCTCATATGCACTTAATGCAAAAGGCGGCGCAAACACAGTCACTTTAACTACGAACCAAATCCCGGCTCATACTCATGGGAAATCTGGTGCTGTCACAAATGGCATCACTGGTGGTTCACACACCCACAGTATGAAAAGTATATGGTCAGATGGCTCCGGTTCAAACTCTGCTTATATGATGACAAGTAACAGGAAGCAAACGACAAGATCTACTGATTCGCAAACGCATACACATAACCTTCCGGCTCATGAACATACCAGTGTCGGAGGCGGAGCAGCGCATGAGAACAGGCCGCCATATATCGGAATCAATTTCATTATCTGCACCGGACAATGATAAGGAGGATGGAAAATTGAACTGCATAATTGCTTTACTCGCAGGAGTCTGCCTCGGCATTCCGCTGGGCTGGGCTCTTTTATTTTGCCTTGTTATGGGCGACATCTGGCCGAAAGAGCCACCTACAAAAGATGAATGGAAAGTCATGTAAAGGAGGAATTTGCTATGAAGGAATTTTGGTTGATGATTCAGGCCGTGTTCACAGGACTCGGCGGCTGGATCGGTTACTACTTGGGAGGATGTGATGGCCTATTGTATGCACTTATCGCTTTCGTTATAGTCGATTACCTGACTGGCGTCATGTGTGCAATAGCCGACAAGAAGCTGTCAAGCAACGTGGGATTCAAGGGCATCTGCAGAAAGGTGCTCATTTTTTTACTCGTCGGCATTGCAAACATCATCGATGTACAGGTGATCGGACAGGTCGGAATCCTACGCACAGCCGTTATCTTCTTCTATCTTTCCAATGAAGGTGTCAGCCTTTTGGAGAATGCCGGTCACCTCGGACTTCCGATCCCGGAGCAGCTTAAGACTGTTCTGGAACAGCTTCATGACCGTGCCGGAAAGGATGGTGATCAGTAATGGGGTATTCAAACAGCAAAATGGTAGTCTACAAGAAACTCTCTCCGAATCACTCCGGAAAGAGAACTCATGCCATCGACCGCATTACACCCCACTGTGTCGTTGGCCAGTGTACCGCAGAAGGCCTCGGAAGCTGGTTTGCAAAGACGTCAACACAGGCCTCCAGCAATTACGGCATCGATAAGGATGGCCGTGTCGGGCTTTACGTTGAGGAGAAGAACCGTTCATGGTGCTCCTCCTCTAATGCCAATGACCAGAGAGCCGTAACGATCGAGTGTGCTTCCGATACCAAGGAACCGTACACGATGAACAGCAAAGTCTATGCGACGCTGGTCAAGCTCTGTGTGGATATCTGCAAGAGGAATGGAAAAAAGAAGCTGCTCTGGATCAGCAACAAGAGCAAGGCACTGAACTATGTGCCGAAGTCTGATGAAATGATCCTGACGGTACACCGCTGGTTTGCCAACAAGTCCTGCCCGGGCAACTGGCTCTACAGCAGGCTCGGCAAGCTGGCCACGGAGGTCACAAAGCAGCTCGCCGGATCAGCGACAAAGTCTTCAGGGCTCAAGGCATCCAGCTTTAAAGATCTGTCCGATGCTGATGTGATCAAGAAGGTCGGCGCTCTATTTACCGCCGATCAAAAGAAGTCTGGCATCCTTGCCTCCGTCTCCCTCGCACAGTTTATTCTGGAGTCCGGCTACGGTAAATCCGAGCTGGCACAGAAAGCCAATAACTGCTTTGGTATGAAGAAATCCTTGTCCGGCAACACATGGTCTGGCTCCGTGTGGGATGGCAAGTCCATCTACACCAAGAAGACAAAGGAACAGAACAAAGACGGCAGCTACACCACCATCACTGCCGACTTCAGGAAGTATCCTTCTGTTGAGGATTCCATTGCGGATCACTCTGCATACCTGCTCGGTGCCAAGAATGGCAGCAAGAAAAGGTATGCCGGTCTGAAGGGCTGCAAGGATTACAAGAAGGCGGCAAAGATCATCAAGGCCGGTGGTTATGCGACCAGCCTCACCTATGTCGATAAGCTCTGCAGCATCATCGAAAAATGGAAGCTGACGCAGTACGATATAAAGTCCAGTTCTTCTTCCAAGAAGTCCATCGACACCCTTGCCAAGGAAGTGATCGCTGGCAAATGGGGTAACGGTGAGGAACGGAAGCAGAAGCTCACCGCTGCTGGATATGATTACAACGCCGTTCAGAAAAGAGTCAATGAAATGCTGTCATAATTCTTTCTCGCCGCTTGTGGGCTCTGCGCCTGAACAGGGGTCTGTCAAGTGGACAACTCAAATAAACAAAATTAAGTCAAGAAAAAGGTGATCACGTTCATGTGGTCACCTTTTTTAAGTAGACTATATCGTTACCGTTCGCCACTCTTGACTGAACCTGTTGAAAACGCTTATGGCTGTCTTG